AGTGCTTCCTTGGCGCCTTTGTCGTCGTAGGTGGTCGTGATCGGTACGTTGATTTCCTCGGTAGCCACCTAGCGCACCGCCTTACGTACCGCGGCGACGAACGCTTTCGGTACTTCTATGCGGGCGCGGGCGACGACCTTGCGCCAGGCGCCGACCCCGGCCCGGCCGCCGGCGGTCAGTTGCATGCGTTGCACCGGATGCGCGTAGCCGGCGCCGTGCATCGGCCGCGGCCGCCTGGCGGTCGGTTTCCGTTTCGGGATCGGATGGGCCCGGGTGCCGGTGTTCAGCCACACCCACGGACCCGTCGGCCGCCCGTAGACGACCACCCGGCCGGAATGCATGAACCGGGTGTATGCGCCGAGTTTCACCCGCCGGCGGCGTTTCCCGAGCACCACCGTATGACCCTGATCCTTGGCGGCCTGCTCCACCGCCCGGGCGGCGTCGCGTAACGCCACCTCGGTCACGTTCGCCAGGGCGGTCACCTTGCGGTGGAGCTCGAGGACGCCGGTCACACCGTCGCGTCGGCGAGCTCGGCGTCGGCGGCCGCCATCGCCGGCAGCGGGATCGTCGGTTTGTCGAGCATCGGCCACGTCGCCGTCGCCGCCGCCGCGGATCCGTCACCGAACGTCCCGCCGTACTGCCCGGACGTGCAGTAGGCGTTCCCGGTGGCGATCACCGTCGGCGCGCCGACCGAATCGAGCGTGAGTGAAAACCAGACAGGCTGGGCGTCGTGGGTGAGCGCGAAACCGGACAGCCCGCCACCACCGGTCGAAACCCAGTCCTGCAACCATGCGAGATCGAGCTGGTACTGGGTGAGCCCGGGTGACTGCACCGACGGCGCGCAACCGGTCGCCGGGATCGTATTGAACTGCGGATTGGCCGAAATCACCGCGGAGGTCACCTGACACTCGAACGCGGTACCGGCCGCCAGACCGGCCTGCGTTGTCGCCACCTTCAGGACCGGATGATTCAAAACCATGATTACGCGGGCCATAGCTTTTTCTCCTAACAATTCGGGTTTTGTACGGATCGGATAAGGGTGACGGTGTAGGCGGGTACCGGGACGTCGGACACATCGACGGTGCCCGGGAAGGCGGTCGCACCCGGAAACGTCGCCAGGACCGCCTCGAGCTGCTCGAGCAGCCAGTCGAGCGCGGCGGCGTCACCGGGTGGGGTCGACAGGACGTGGACCGGGTATTCGCACCGCCACCCGCCGACCCCTTCGACGGCGACGATCGCCGGCGCGTCGACCCGCACCACCGGCGGGACGGCGCGCGGGTCGAGCGACACGGCAACCCCGGCCGCCGACAGTTTGCCGGCGATCACGGTCCGTTCATCGTTGAATCCGCTCACACGTCACGCACCCCGAGCCGATACCGGGTACGGGACGCTTGAAGTTCGGCGTCGGTGTAGGGCCGGTCCACCGCGGGGCGGCCGACACCCAACAAACGGAGCACCTGTCCCATCGAACCGGACGGGACAACCCCGGTCTGGAAGGCGTCGAACGACGCGAACGAATCGACCGCACCTCGTTCGCGGAACAGCGCAACCGCGTACAACGTCGTTCCGGTAGTGACGTCCGGGCCGGGCGACACGTCCGGATCGTCGATGTAGCCGGCCGACGCCCGGCGGCGTTGCGCGAACGCGTCGGCCGCCGCGGTCGCCGTTTCCAAAAACGGGTCGAGCGGATCGGCGACCGGACCGAGCGCGGCGAGCACATCCGCCGTCGAAATCCACATCAGGGCAGTGTCATCTTCGCGAACGCGGCCGGATATTCGACGGTGATGGCCAGGAACCCGTACACGCCGACGTCGAGCCCGAGTAGGGACACGTCGACCACCCGGATATCGGCGGGTGCACCCGCCGACAGGTGAACGGTCGCCGCTTGCGTCGACCCGGCCAACATCGTTTTGGCGGGCAGATTCCAGTCGATGAACATCGACATGCCACCACCCGACACCGTCGGCAGGCTGGAACCGAAATCCATACGTCCCTCCCAAAACGCCGGGCCGTTCGCTTGTGTCACCGATACGAGCGGCAGGGCGACGTCGTAGGACATGGCAACGAACAGCGGGCCGGCCGGCGTCACCGCCGGGTCGAGCGCGGCGAGCAACGCCTGAACGTTCGCGAGGAACGACGCGCCCGGGGCGGCGACGACCGCGCCGACGTTGATCGCCGCGATCACCTGCGCCTCCGCTTTGCGGGACCAGTCAATCGCCGCCGCTTTCAAGTACGCCTCGAGAAACGACGGGCTCGACCGTTCCACGGCCTGCAGAGAAATGTCGTTACCACCGGCGATCGTCTGCACCGGCGCCGACTTCAACGCCACCGCCGCGGCGGTCGACACAATCGCCGTTTTCTCTGTCGCCTGCACCCCGGTCGTCGGAGTGGTCGTCCACTGCGGATATTCGACCGACATCCCCGACGCCGGCAGCGTCGCACCGGCCAGGACGTTCAGTAGCGGGGTGCCGTGATTGACGAGCTCGGTGATCTGGGCCCGGTAGGCGGGCGGGACCATCCCGGCGACATTGGTGCTCGTGACACTGGTGAGCGCGGCGTTGATCTGTGCGGTGATCCCGTCGGCCGACAGACCCGAACGGGCGCCGCCGGCGACAATCTGCGCGTAACGTTGCAGGTCGAGCTCCGGTGCGGGCGGCCGGGCGACCGTCAACGGGATGACCGCCGGCCGTGGCACGTCGGGGACGGACGCGGCGACGAGCTCCATCGAGGGTGGATCGGCGACGATTTCGGACATGGCTGAACCTTTCGTTGACGGTTGTGATGCGGCGACGTCAGATACGAGCGCGTCCGGGAACGCGCCGAACGGGACGAGGGCGAGGTGATGCCAGTCGGCGGCGGTGACGACGAGGACACCGTCGGCGTCGTATTCGGATTCGGTGGGGTCGACCCCAACCGAGAACATCGACAGGACACCGTCCGCGGCGAGAGTGAGCGCGTCGGATCCGACGAGAACGTCGGACACTTTCACCGACACCGACATTCCGGACGGCGACGACACCGCCTCGGTTACCTTGCCGAACGCCGGGCCGTCATGACCGGATGTCACCACCGGCCGCGCGTCGGCCGACAGCGACCCGGGGAGGAACTTGACGCGTGTCCCGTTCGACACCGTCCCCACCTGATCCCACGGCACCGCCGTACCCCGGATGGTGCGACCCTCCGACGCGGCCGCCTCGAGCTCGGCCGGGAACATGACGTTCAAGATCACTGGGCACCTCCGGTGGCGGTCTGTCCGTCGGATTGGCGGGGCCGGCCCGGACCGGCGGGCGCAGGTCCGACCGATTGCGGGTCATAGGCGATCTGTATGTCCGTCGGGGACAGCGGCCCGGTCGGCGTGTACGGGTTACGTAGCCACGCGTTGACGTCGAGCCGGACGAACTGTCCGCGCGGTGTCACGTTCGGGCCGCCCAAGGTCTGCTCGAGGCATCCGATGAACGGCATCAACGCGAAATCGACGAGATCGGCTTTTGCTTGCGCGGTGTTGAAGTAGGCCATCCCCGAGCCGGCGGGCGCGTTGAGGAAGTAGGCGGGGATGTTGGCGACGCGGGCGAGTTCGACGGCCTGGTATTGGCGGGCTTCTACGAGCTGTAAGCGGGACGGGTCCATCGCCGATTCACGCCACCGGATGAACGGGTTGAGCGCGGCGACGGTGCGCTGTAGGCGGGCCGCCTGAAACGACGACGCGATATCGGCGAGTTCGTCGGTCGACAACGGTTCCGAGTTTTCGGCCTGCTCGAGCCACCCGGCCGGGATCTCCGCGCTCGAGAACCGTTCCGCCGCGGTGTCGAGATTCAACGCCGTCGCAATGGCACGCTGCCCGGTGTAGAGGATCCCGTCTATCGGTGACAGGAACTCGACGACGTCGACGGCGGGCACATCGCGGCCGCACCACGACACCCGCCCATCGCTCGTGATGTTGACGTCGGCGGCCGGCATCCGCTCGAACGCGGACGGGTAGGTGGTGGCGTACCGGTCGACGACATGCCAGTAGCCGCGACCCAAAAAGAACAGGTCGTCGGTCGTCCACGTGAGGATGTCCTGGCGGGTGCGGTTCGGATCGGGCCGGGCGACCCAGCCGGCCGGCGGCGTGCGCTGCTCGACCGGGTTGGCCGGGTCGGTGAAATCGATCAGATAGGTGACGATCGGCAGCGCACCGACCGACGTGCATATCAGGTCACGGGCCCGCGAGATCGACGGGACCGACATCGCCGCCTCCCGTGACCACACGTCGGTTGGCGGCGCGAAATCGAACGGTGCCAGACGGGACCGGCCGACACCCCACCCCGACGGACGCACCGAGCCCGGCCCGGCGACCGGTACGACGCCGGCCGCCTCGAGACGCGGGCGGAGCAGACCGGCCGCCTCGAGCGTCGCGCGGAGCGTCACCCGTTGCCGATTTCGAGGGCCATATCAGCGGTGTATTCACGCCACCCGTAATCCGGGTCGGTCATGAACCGTTGCGTATTCGCATCACAATCGGCGTACGGATCCTCATACGCGGCCGGGACGATCGTGGCGGTTTCGGCGGGTGAAGCTTTCGCGGTAGCCATCGCGCCCACGATCCGCCCGCGCGCCGTCGCCGGTAAACGGGTCGCCGTTCTATCTGGCGGCGGCGACCGCCGGCCGCCGGTTGTACTGCGGCCGCGACGCCATCGCCACCGCCCACACCAAACAGCGGGCGAGCTCGATCGACCCGGACGAATGCGCGGTGGACAGGCCGGCCGACATGGTGGCGACGGCCCGGCCGACATGTTCGTCGAGCAGGGTGGACGACGGGTGTGCGACGTTGCCCGCCGCGATCATCGACCGTACGAGCGGCACCGACCGGGCGAGTTCTTTCATACCGACCAACGACGTTTTGCGGTTCAACCCGGGTGGGAGATGCGGTTGCAAGGTCGGCGAGATCGCCACCTGATCGACGTCGCCGTACACCCGGTCGAGCTCCGCCCACAAGACGTCTTCGTATTCGGTGACGACGGCCGGGACGACGTAGCAGATCCCGTTGTGGAGCCAGGCGCGTACCGCGTAGAACCGGTCGCCACCCTGCGCAACCTCCGCGGCGATCACCCCGCCGGCCGGGACCGGCAGGGACCGGGTGAGGCAGCGGTCCCACTGTCCGGCCGGTAGCCAGCCTTGCGCGGCCGACGTCCAGATATTGAGCGACGCGCGGAGGAACGCGCGGCGGTCCGGGCCGTCGTATTCGGCGGCCAACGTTTCGCGGGTCAACGTGACACCGAGACACGGGTTTGCCCACGCCCACCACTGCGGATCGGACCAGTCGACCGCCGGCGGCGGCGACCATTCGAGCATGCACAACGTCGACGGCCGGCCTTCCTCGATGATCGCCAGGCCGCGTTCACGCCACTGGCGGAGCACCACGGATTCGTCGTCGCCGGCCGTCGACGCCATCAACAGCAACGGTTGCGGGCGGGCGCGCATCGCCGGGATGACACCCTCGTTCAACGCTTCCGGTTTTATCCGCCACGATTCGTCGGCGACGACGAGATCGAATGACCAGCCGTGCCCGGCGTTCACCGAGTTACTGAGTACGACGAGCTGGGATCCGTTGTCGAGCTCCAACCGTTGCCGGCCGAACGAGAACGACACGGCCGCGGTGCGCGCCTCGAGCAGACGGGACAGAAACGCGAACGCCCGTTCCGTCAACTTGAGATCGTGGGACATCCATCCGACGGTTTGCGGTCCGACGGCGTCGGCCCGGTCGGTCAACCAGTAGCCCACCAACGCTTCGAACGCCGTCGTTTTCGAGTTTTGCCGGGCGACCGAGACGAGCCCTTGACGGTGTACGAGCCGGCCGGCCCGATCCGTGGCCAGCAACCGGTCGAACGCGAGCGCGTTCCACGCCATCGGCTTGAACGGCATATTGCGCCGCGCCCACCGCGTCACGTCCGGCCCGAACGTGCCCACCCCGTGAGCCGGTGTCGACAGTCTCGGCTCGAGCCGGCCACGTTTCGGGATCGCCGCCACCAGCCCGCCCGACCCGTTTCGGCCGCCCGGATTTTTGGGAGATATCGCGAAATGAATCGGGGGAGACTGGTCCGCGGCCGGATCCAAAAATCTCTTGGCGTTTCGCGCGCGCGCCGCGTTTCGCGTCACCGACGTCGGGTCGCGGTCACCGCGGCTCGAGTTGCACGGACCGCACGCCGGCCGCAGATTCGTGAGCGAGTTGTCTCCACCGCGGGTCACACTCACGATGTGATCCGCGGTGGTCGCCACCCCGGTACACAGCGGCCCACGGATCGAGCAGGCCGGATGGTCGGCGAGCACGGCGAGCCGGTTGCGTCGGTACTCGGCGGTCCGGTAGGCCGGATCGTTACGTGTGCTGGGCATCCGTAGAGGAATGCTAAACGGCTGACTAACCTCCGCTCATGTCTAACGAAGAACCAGACGTCGAGCTCAACCCGGAGGATGGGACACCGGAGGAGGAACCCGTCGAGGAGGAGGAACCTGCCGGTGAGTGACGCTCAAGGGTGGATCCTGATCGTCGAGGTGGGGGTCATCGCTCTCGGCGCGCTACTCGGGATTCTGCGGCGGACGTGAAGATCACCACCCGCGCCGGCTGGCAGGATCCGGCGGTGCCGGTCACCGGGCCGGAGTCGACACCGTTCGAGTGGCAGTGGAACACGCTCCACTGGCCGGGTGGTTACTGCGGCAGCGATCCGCCGTCGGTGCTCCGGTCTATGCAGGCGTCATGGATGAACAGCAAGGGGTACAGCCTCGGTTACAACTTCGCGGTATGGCCGGACGGATCCGGGTGGGAGATCCGAGGGTGGGATATCCGATGCGCGGCGAACGGTGACCAGACCGTCAACCGCCCGGGCGTCGCCATCCTGCTCGCGGTACCGAACGTCGACACCGCACCGACCGACGCGATGATCGCCACCGTGCGCGAGCTCGTCGGCGCCACCCGGTCGATGGTCAGTCAGACGTTGATCGTCAACGCACACCGCGACGTCCGCCCGGAACCAACCCAGTGTTGCGGTGAGGTGATCGTCGGGATGATCGCCGCCGGCATGTTCGAACCGGACGGCGCGCCGGTAACCCTCGAGGGAGACGACATGATTTTTCGTACGACCGGGACTGGCGACGCGATCTACGCGCAATCCACCGACATGAACTGCCGGCATGTGACGGCGTTCGAGGGTGCGGTCGCCGCGGCCGCCGATCCCGGATGGGCTGACGGCGCGCCCACCCTCGACCTACCGGCGGACGTCACCGCGTGGCTAGCCAGCCTTTAAACCCGGATCGGCCGCTGTCACCATGGCCGGAGCCCCCGTTTTCCGGTCCTACGCCAACGTAGAGCCCGTTTTCGGGGCGGTCGAGCTCTGCCACGCCTTATGAGCGTCACGTAGGGCGGGGAGCTCGCTCTGTAGCACCTGCTCGAGCTCGACGGTTCGTTTCGCTGTCGCGGTCGACACCCAGCCGGCCACATCCTCGCTCGACGCGCCATCTTCCGCGGCGCGTTGCCGGACACCGTCAACCTGCTGTGCCGTCAACCTCTTGCTGTCAGTCACGCTCCGAACGGTCGAGCTCGACGGCGCGCGGGTCGACACGGTTTCGGCGTCGTCGTCGGCGTCCGCCGCGATGTTGCATAGCAGGGAGAGCAGGTAGCGGCGGCAGTAGGTGAGTGCCGAGCCGATCGCTTGCGGGTCGCGGGCGGGGAGCTCGACGGTTAACGCCGATTCGGCCCACTGCTCGCCGCGGCGGAAACGCATCGTGACGGTGATCCCGGTGTCGGTGTCGACGGTCGTCGTCCAGATCGCGATGCCTTCCGCGGCGAGCGGTCCGCGTACGGCGTCGATCACATCGGCGAGCGACGGATACCGGTTCCCGAACCGCGGGTTGGTCTGCCGGGCGGTCGGGTGACACATTTTGGATTGAGCGCGGGCGAGAGCTTCGGCGAAATCTGAAACGTTTTCCGATTCGTACACACCGGTCGCCACGACCGCTAACGGTATCCACACGGTGTGGGGATAGATAACGAGGGACAGACCCTCCCACGGCCGAAACTGCCACCCGTTTTTAGAACGGGCTACCCGTGGATGAAACCCGGAGAACACCGACGGCGGCCGGGGGGACAGTGAAGGACAGTGAAGGACAGTTTCCGGGCGCGCCGAAACCAACATCCTGCTCGAGCTCGATTCGTCGGGGTCACCCACCTGGCCGGGTGTGACGTCCCGGCCGGCTACGGCGCGCGGGCCGCTTTCTGCGCCATCCGGAACGCGCGGGCCGCCGTCGGTGAGATCGGCCGATCCGCCGGCGGGTCACGATGCACGATCGGCACCCCGACGACCGCCGGCGGCGACGGCCGCGGCCAGCCCGGTGTCGTTCCGGCCGGAACCTCGCCTTCCGGTTCGGTGACCACCCGCGCCGTGTCCGGCGGATCGAGCGTCTCATACGTCGAAGACAGACCGACCCACCGGCCGTCCGGCAGATGGCGGCGACGTTGACGTTTCCCGATCAACCCTTTCGCCGCCAACGCCGACGTGGCCGCGGTGATCGTACGAACCGCGTAACCCGTGTACTTCGCCAGGGTCTTACGTTTCCGGTTCACCGCCACCGCGTCCCGGTTCGACTGATTCAACAACTCGCCGTACACCAGGTACTCGAGCCGTGACACCTTCCCGCCGGCCAACATCGCCCGGATCCCATCCCGGCGAACCAGACGCACGTTCACCCCAGGATGATCGCCCAACTCCCGGTTAGCCCGTTGACGATCACGACGCGCCGAGCTCACGCCCT